TATGGCTGATTCATCTTTCGAGCAGCAATGGCGATGCGGAAGAATTCAAACACCGCGTGCAGGAAGCCACAGGGTGCGCTGTATATGTCGCATGAAATCCGGAGCTATCAATCCGACCTTATTCAAGCTACCCGGCAGGCCTATAGGGACGGTTTCCGTGCTCCCCTGATAGTTTTACCATGCGGCGGAGGAAAGTCCATTATCGCGGCAGAAATGGCACGGGCAGCGACGGAAAAGGGTAACAGGGTTCTCTATATTGTCCATAGAAAAGAGCTCTGTGACCAAATACGCAGCACGTTCAAATGGTGGGGCGTAAATATGGACCTTTGCCGTATAGGTATGGTACAGACAATTTGCCGACGCACATCTAAAATTCACCCGCCGCGGTTAATCATTATCGACGAATCACACCATGCACTGGCACGCAGCTATAGAAAAATATTTGAAGCGTTTCCCGATGCACAGCGTGTGGGCATAACAGCAACTCCTATTAGAATGAACGGCGGCGGCCTCGGCGACGTAAACGACAAACTTATTGTAGGCGTTTCAACAAAATGGTTGGTTGAGCATAACTATCTGGCGCCCTATGAGTATTACGCGCCTACAGTTGCCGATATGACCGGGATACACACAGTGCACGGCGAATATGTCACCGACGAAGTCGTTAAAAAGCTCGACCAGTCTAAAATCTACGGCGACGTTATCAGCTATTACAGGCAGCTTGCCGACGGGCAGCAGGCCATTTGCTACTGCGCATCAATCGAACACAGTAAGAATATGGCCGCACAGTTTCGGGCAGCGGGAATCGCCGCAGAGCACATCGATGGAAAAACGCCAAAGCAGGAACGGGCAGATATTATTGCACGGTTCCGGTCTGGAGAAATAAAAATCCTGTGCAATGTGGACTTAATTTCCGAGGGGTTCGACGTTCCCGATTGCAGCGTGTCAATTCTTCTCAGGCCAACGAAATCCCTGACACTTTACATTCAGCAGTCAATGAGATGCATGAGATATCAACCAGGCAAGCATGCAATTATCATTGACCATGTTGGAAACTACGCGAGATTTGGCTTACCGGACATGGACAGGCAGTGGAGCTTAGAACCAAAGAAAAAATCAGCTAAAAAGCGAGAACAGCCTGACTTTAAAATCAGGCAATGCCCCAAATGTTTTTATACCCACGAGTGGGCACCTGCGTGTCCTCACTGCGGCTATGTTTATCCAGTTAAGGAACATACCCTTGAAGAAATCAAAACAGCGCATTTGGAACAAATAAAGGGTATCGTGCTGGATTACACAACGCCAGACGACTGTCAAACAATGGAGGAATTACAAGCCTATGCGAAAAAGCACAATTATAAACCGGGTTGGGTATTTTATGCAGCTCGAAGAAAGGGATTGATATAACATGCCAAAAATTAAAGACTTAACCGGACAAAAATTCGGAAGACTTACGGTTTTAGGACTTGAAGATATTGTCAAACACAAAGCAATGTGGAAATGCCGCTGTGATTGCGGAAATATAAAAATTGTTCGTGGCGAACACTTGAAATCCGGAAAAATTCGTTCATGCGGGTGCTTGAATAATGAAATGCGCATTGCCAGAACTGCAAAACATTATCAATGTCATACAAAATTATATTATGTTTGGAATTCTATGCGTGAAAGATGTGAAAATCCACATAGGTGGAATTATTCAAATTATGGTGGTAGAGGAATCAAGCTTTGCTCCGAATGGCATAACTTTATTCCATTTTACAAATGGGCTGTCTCGCATGGATATCATGAAGGACTAACAATCGATAGAAGAAATAATGACGGAAATTATTGTCCTGAAAATTGTAGATGGATAACTTCAAAAGAGCAGGCCGCAAACAGAAGACCGAAGAAGAGGCAAGCATCATGATTGAATCCGATATTCAGAACCGAATCCGCGTTGCCCTATCTGATTATGGCTGTGTTTTCAGAACAAATGCGGGCGATTTCTGGCAGGGGGAAAAGGTTTATTCACAGGAATTTAAGCAACCTGTTTTAATTCATTTGCGCCGCATCTGCGGCCTGCCGAAAGGCTTTTCCGATTTACTATTCTGCGGGTATGACGGCCGCACAGCGTTTATTGAAGTCAAGCAAAGCCACGGAAGAATCAGAAAAGACCAGATAGAATTTTTAAATCTTATGTGTTCTTACGGCTATGCAGCAGGGATTGCACGCAGCCCTGAAGATGCATTGAAAATCGTGAAAGGGGAAATTTAAATGTTTACAATCGACCACAGTCAGGCTTCTTCCGGCGAGCTGCCAGAGGGCGAGTACGAATGCATCGTAAGATACGCAGGCGAAAGTGTTACAACATACAACAAAACTCCATATATAAACGTCACGCTTGTTGTCCGCAACGATGTCAAACAGCCATGCCAGAACCAATCAATCCGGCATAGCATCTGGCATAAAAAAGAGCCGTCGCAGGCTGACCTATCCTGCGGCGGGTACAGCTTTAAACAGATTCAGACATTGTCAAAAGCACTCGGATTACAAGATGGAAAATCGTATGAGAACCTCGAAGATTGGTGCGACGACTTAACAAACAAACCTGTCCGAATCACCGTCGAAAAAGAAACATACGAAGGCAAAACGCACAGCCGGGTAAAGTGGTTAAACGAAACAAAAACTAAAGACTGCCACCACGTGTGGAAAGATGAGGAACCCGACGATGATACACCAGCAGATAAGAAATCCGAAAAATTTGAGGAAGTTAAAACACAGTCCGACGACGACCTTCCGTTTTGAGTGAGGCAGATATGCAAAAATATGAACATATACCGCAGGAACTCCGCAAGCTCCGGAACTGGTGCTGCTGGCAGGCCGTTCCGGATTCGGGGCGCCCGGGAAAAATCAAAAAAATACCGATTAACGCAAAGACTGGCGGACAAGCTCAGTCAAATAATCCGGAAACGTGGTGTGATTTTGACACCGCTGTGACGGCTTCTGAACGCTTTTCAGGCATCGGCTTCATGTTTACCGGCTCAGGCTTCTTCGGCGTTGACATCGACGGCGTGGAGGGCGCAATAGAGGATTACAGGCATGGTGAGACAGACAATATCGTCGGCGAGTTTATCTATGGCCTTCAATCCTACGCCGAGTTTTCCCAATCCGGTCACGGTATCCACATCATCTGCCGTGGTCATTTGCCTCCCGCCGGAAGGCGGCGGAAAAATGTTGAGATGTACGATTCGGGCAGATTTTTCATTATGACGGGAAAATATGCTTCCGAATTCGCCGATATTGCGGATTGTACAGAGAGTATAAAGCCCTTGCATGAAAAATATATTGGCGGGGGCACGGAACCTACAACCGGAATTGCCCCTCCTGCCCCACTTAACCTGTCAGAAAGCGAGATTATACATCTCGCCGAAGATTCTAAACAGGGTGACGCTTTCCGCACACTGTACGCTGGCAAATGGGAAACAATTTACACATCTCAGTCGGAAGCAGACCTCGGCTTTTGCAATATGCTTGCTTTCTGGTGCCGGAAAGACGAGCGCATGATGGACAGGATATTCCGCAGCTCCGGTCTGATGCGTGAGAAATGGGACCGGAAACAATCTGGCACTACATACGGCAAAATCACGCTGCAGAAAGCAATTAAGGGCTGTCAGCGTACTTATGAACCAAAGTCAGAATATCACATCGTTATTGGGCAGCCTGCAGCAAAACCGGAAAAAAAGAAACTCTATTCTTTCGACGATACCGGCAATGCGGAGCGCCTTGTAGATACATTTGGCAAGCAAATACGGTACAGCTATGTAAATAAGTCATGGCTGTATTATGACGGCCGCAAATGGTGTTTTGACGTTACCGGCGCCATACACCGCATGGCCGATGAAATCGTTGAGACAATGCGCGACGATGAGAATTACTTTGTCCAAAACGCGCCTGAAAGCTGGGGCGATACAGAAGCCGTCGAAAAGAATTTTATGAAGCATTTGAAACAGTCCCGCTCAAACCGCGGAAAAGAAAATATGATAAAGGAATCTCAGCACCATGTGCCAATTACGCCCGACCAGTTGGACACGCATAAAACGCTTCTGTGCATGCCAAACGGCATTATCAACCTCAAGACCGGCGAACTGCAGCCGCACGACCGGCAAAAATTTATTACAAAAATTACGCACTGCGAGTACACCGATAAAATTGACCACCCGCTGTGGGATTCATTCCTCGAAAGCACGTTCGGCGGCGACCGTGACCTGATTCATTACATACAAAAAGCTGTCGGCTATTCCCTTACCGGTTCAACGCAGGAGCAATGCGCATTTTTCTGCTACGGGACAGGCCGGAATGGCAAGTCAACATTTCTCGAAACAATCAGCGACGCGCTCGGTGATTATGCAACAAATATCCAGCCTGAAACGATTATGGTCAAGCCCGGTACCAGTGGACCGACAAGCGATATTGCCCGGTTAAAAGGTGCCCGGTTTGTCACCTGCTCCGAGCCAAACGAGGGCGTGCGCCTGAACGAAGGCCTTATTAAGCAGCTCACTGGCGGCGACAAGGTTACCGCAAGCCGAAAGTTTGAAAACGAATTCGAGTTTTATCCAGAATTTAAGCTCTGGATGTCCACAAATCACAAGCCCGTAATTCGTGGGACTGACGTCGGCATCTGGCGCCGCATCTGCCTTATACCGTTTACGGTCTGCATACCCGAAGAAAAAATCGATAAAAACCTGAAATTTAAGCTGCAGCGTGAACTTTCCGGAATTTTGAAGTGGGCCGTTGACGGCTGCCTAATGTGGCAGAGAGAGGGATTGAAGCAACCCGCCGCCGTCGCTGCCGCTACAGCCGAATACCGTTCCGAAATGGACGTTATCAGCGCGTTTATTGCAGAGTGCTGCGAAACTGGAACCGGGGAAGAATGGGATCATGATTTATACGAGGCTTATGTTAAATGGGCAAAAGAAAATAACGAGTATGAAATGAGCAGCCGAAAGTTTAATACCGAAATGCTGAAAAAATTTGAACGCCGAAAAACAAACAGTAAGAGATACTTTCAGAATGTTTCTCTTATACTGTCTTGTAAAATTTACCATGGTGTGCAGTTTAAAAATGTTTAACAGAATTAAAACAGGGCACAAGGACAGAAAAAGCGCGTTTTCCCGTATTCTTATATATATATATTATTCTTTTTCTCATGTGGGGTATAGAAAACAAGGTTATTTCTGCCCTTGTGCCCTGAAAGGCGATTGCAGTTATTGGCAGGAGGAAAAATTAATGGAAACAGTTTTTGCGTGGCTGATTATTCTTGGAGGCCTGTATGGCTTTGTATTGCTTATTTGCAATTTAATTGTGGACGGAATAAAGTTCAAAGATTTCATAAAGAGCAGGAGGAAAAATCATCATGACTAATCAGGAAATTAAAGATGCCCTTATGAATTATCATAGAGCGCCAAAGTTGATTTCAGAAGAGCTTGAAATTATCCGGAATTGTGAATCTGAACGGGAAGAATTCAAGGTAAACCGGCTGAGAGAACGACTGGAGCGTGATTAAAATATGAAACTCGGTGCTAAATTATCCGTCTGCTGCTATGACGGCACAGTGCGGACGGGCAAAATCGTTTACATACACCCTAAAGGAAGATTTGCAACACTTGAATTTGCAGGAGCGTCTGGTGCATGGCACGAATCATTTTTCCTCCGTCACCCGAAGCGCGAATGCCGGACGTGTGAAACAGATGACGGCCGTCAAGCCCCTAAAATCAGGACAAGCTTTTCGCCGGTGGAAGACAAGGTCATTTTGGCATCGCACAACCTCAAAGGAACAGCACGGAAATTAGGGCGCCCATATACAACAGTTTTCAGTCACCGGAAACTTTTGAGGAGGATTGCAGATGCCGAGCAAGCGTGACCTGAAACTGGACGAGTACAACATCGGCAAATATGCCTACCGGGAACTACATAACTTCTGCCTGCAATACCCGTACAAGAAACAGCGCCTCGCGGATTTGCGTAGCCCGTACCACTCGCCGCAGATTACCGGAATGCCGCATGGAAACGACGCAGGACAGCCTACAGAGGACAATGCGGAGCGGGCGGCGGTACTTTCACATGACTGCGAAATAGTCGAGCAGGCGGCAATACAGGCAAGCTCAGAGGACTATCAGAATATTATCAGAGCTGTTACGCAGGATATGCCGTGGTATTATTTGCGGGCAATATACGGATTGAAAACATATGAGAAAGGATTTCGGAGTGAAATGCACCGATTTTATTATTTCCTTGCAAAGAAGAAGAAAATAATTTAAATAGCCGTTCTGAGGACGCTTTTTCATGGTATTCTGTAATTGATGGAATTGGGGTTGATTCCATACCGCCCGCCTGAGGCGGTAATACCAGGCTGACAACACTTCCTTTCTTCTCGGCGCCGTCTGCAGTAGTGGGCGGCGCATATATGTCGGCGAGTATAGCAATAGCTGATACTGACCGGAGCAACGCCGGACGCTGACACAATGAGACTGCCCGCACCTCTCAACGATGTGTCCCAGTGGCAGACATAAGGCAGCTCGGAAAGACGAGCACATATGCCAGTGTAGCTCAGATGGCAAGAGAATAAGTACGTGGGTTCAAGTCCCGCCACTGGCGCCGATTATTCCGGGCGACCTTCGGGCCGTCCTTTTTCATGCCTATTTTTGGGGAGGTGACCGGCAGTGTGCAGTCCAAAATGTGTCTGGAATGATTACAGGCGTACCGGGGTGATGGATGTGCAGGATTATGCCAGGAGTTTTTACAAGTCCCGTGCATGGCAGCTATGCCGTGCATCTTACATAGCGGAGAGGCAGAGCGTTGACGGCGGGCTGTGCGAGAGGTGCCACAAGGCGCTCGGGTATATCGTCCATCACAAGACACCAATCACTCCTGCCAATATCAACGACCCGGACGTGACGCTCAATCACGATAATCTTGAGTATCTGTGCAAGGCTTGTCATGATGAAGTACATGGATATTGCGGAAATCAAAAAGAAAAGCCGCGGTGCGAATTTGATGAAAAAGG